TTAGCCAAAGCAGAATGATAGTTACCCATTACTTCGACCATCCTTTGATATTCCGGCGCATGATAGGGGCAGTTAGATGGCTGCCCCAAAAATGTGTCGGAGGGCATAACGTTATATAACGTTATCAAATTTGCCCGTAAAGGGGTGTCAAAAGTGCAAATGGTATAAATATACCCCAAAGGGGTGAAACAGGGGTAAATGCCCCCTTTAAATGCGTTACAGACATATTCCACGGGTTAGGGAGTAGGTGACAAAAATGTTTAACAGTGCCAAAGGCGGGATTGACCGTTCTAACAAAACTATATTTATGACTAAAGAGAAATGGGAATCCGTAGTATTGGAAATGCCGGAACACCAATATGTCGATCCTGTGATGTATGCTAAATATGCCAAAAAACTTGGAATGGCATATAACACATTCTGGAAATGGTATCAGGTATGGTATGCGTGTGGAAAGACCACGAAGGTATTACCGTTCATAAAGACCGAAGCGGAGATAAGGGCGTTAGAGAATGACAAGAGAAGAAATCGAGAAACGTCTGAGCGAGTATCAGACTTACCAAAAATACAATGGCGCAAATGAGCAGCTTGTAGATGCAATGGAGTTAGCTGTCCGTTTGGCAGACGAATGTGGTGATCCTAAATTCACGATAGACGTAGCGCATAGGGCTATGAATGTCATGCGTGATTATATGCGGGAAAAAGCACATGGCAGTTTTGAACAGATAGAACAGTTATCACAGGACAGTAAAAAGGGCTATAAGATTATAAACCAATACTATAACTGCATGAGATATGCTGCAAAGTATGAGTTGGATTCATTCTGCCTGTATATCGAGCGTTACAGACCCCGTAAGGAGAGATTCTACGAACCCCGCAGGAAGATGTTGAAGATGGTTGTTGATGCCATTCAGGACTTGGAAGATGATAAACTTGACGAATTATACCTGCATCAGCCGCCGAGAACGGGGAAATCGCAGATAGTTACATTTGCTACCACATGGCATATAGCCCGTAATGATGAACCGTCAAACCTGTATGTTACATACGCTAATCAGTTAGGCGGGGCGTTTGTGGATGGCGTTATTGAGATAATCAAAGACCCTACATACGCATTTAGTGATGTTTTCCCCGGCGAGAACATAGCGCATACGGATTCAGAAGCCCACAGGCTGAACCTTACCCGTAGGAAGAAGTATGCTACACTTTCGGGGCGTGGCATGGAGGCGGGCTTGAACGGACAGTTTGATGCTAAAGGATGGCTGATACTTGACGATCTTCACGAAGGCATCAACGAAGTGCTGAATCAGGACTTATTGGCTAAAAAGCTGAAATTCTTTAACAACAACGTGCTTTCCCGTCAGAAACAGGGGTGTAAGATACTTGGAATCGGCACAATATGGTCACTTAATGACATATTCTGTACCAGACATGAGTTTTTACAGGCGGGATTAGCTGCACCGGGAACACGGTATAAGATTATCAAGATACCTGCCATGAACGAGAAGGACGAATCCAACTTTGACTATGATTTTGGTGTCGGATTCAGTACGGCTAAATATCGTGAGATACGGGCAAGGTTTGAGAATGACGGTGACATGGCTTCATGGTCAGCCCAGTATATGCAAGAACCTGTAGAGCGTGAGGGTGCGGTATTCCTGCCTGACGATATGAAATATTACAATGGCATATTGCCGAATGAAGAACCCCTGAAAGTCACATTTGCGTGTGACGTAGCGTTAGGCGGTGACGATTACCTGTCATTGCCGATAGCGTATGTGTATGAGGACGGTTCGGTGTATATCGAGGATGTAGTCTACGATAATTCCGAGAAGAAGTTTACTAAACCGCAGGTTATCGACAAGATCATAGAGCATCATGTCACAAGCGGGTACTTTGAGGCTAATCAGGGCGGAGAAGGGTATAAGGACGAGGTTAATGCCGAATTGCAGAGTAAGGGCATCAAGATTAACCTGCGGTCAGAGTATGCACCTACTGATAAGCGTAAAGCACAACGTATCTGGGATAAGGCGGGGTCTATCCGTGAGTATTATTTCCGTGATCCGTCATGCAGAAACAAGCAGTATCGTATGTTTATGACTAACCTATTCAGCTTTAACTTTAAGGCTAACCAGAAACACAAACATCAAGATGCTGCGGACAGTTTAGCGTCACTTGCATACTTCCTTGAAGGTACTTGGGCTAATGCAAGGGTAGAAGCAGCCATAAATCCGTTCCGCCGGAAACAATATCTTGTATGATTCGGGCAAATATACTAAAAAAATACACAAAATATGCAAAAAATACTTGACTTCGCAGATTGAAGTGCTATAAGCAAAATTAGAGAGATATAAAATCCGATATATGCGTCCTATGCAAACTGTAAAGGTTTGCGAGGGCGTTTTTTCTTTTTAGGGCAATGGGAGGCGTAATGAACACACGAAGATTTCAGGACTTGGTAAAGGGTCAGTACGGACGGAAAACTGCATATGTTGACTTTTCAGAAGTTACTCCCGATAACATTCTGAAAATCATAAACAAGGGTGCATCTACGCTGAATTGGAACAGACCCGCTATCCGTTATCTGCATGACTATTACAAGGGCGATCAGCCTGTATTATACAGGGATAAGACCATTAGGGACGATATAAACAATCCTGTAGTAGAGAACCATGCGTTTGAGATCGTATCATTCAAGAACGCTCAGACATACGGCGAACCCGTACAGTGCGTCAGCTTAAAGAATGACGAGAAGATCAACAAGGCTGTAGACGCACTTAACGATTATAACCGTAATGCAAATAAGAGCCTTATAGACATAATGTGCGGTGAGTGGACTTCAAGCGTTGGAACGGGATTTAAGGCTATCCAGAGGACTAAAGCCCCTTATGCAGTTCCGTACAGGCTCATTGCTCCGTCACCTATGAACACCATAGTGGTTTATTCATCCATAACCTTTGAACCGCTTTTAGCTATGCAGCAGTTAAAGGACGAGGACGGGGAGCAGTATTATCAGTGTTTTTCGGAATACCTTGAATACATCTTCAAACAGGGCAAGATAACTGATACACATATCCATGCTTTCGGCGGAATCCCCATAGTTGAATATCCTAACAACGCTGACAGGCTGTCGGACATAGAGTTGGTCATATCCATGTTGGATGCGGTCAACGAAATCCAGAGTAACCGTGTGGACGGCATAGCTCAGTTCGTTCAATCATGGTTCAAGTTTAAGGATTGTGATGTTGACGAAGAAGTTTTCAACAAAATGAAGATGAACGGTGCGTTGGTTGTTAAGTCAACTAACGGTCAGGGCAATGCTGATGTTAGCCTTCTGTCACAGGAATTGAATCAGGAGGGTACGCAGGTAGGCAAGGATGATATTTGGAATAGTGCGTTGGATATTTTGGCTATCCCTAATCGTCAGAGTAACACGGGCGGGGACACCGCCGGAGCCGTATCGCTCAGAAACGGATGGGATTTCGCAAGACAGAGAGCGAACCTGAAAGACCCGTATGTATGTGTTTCGGATAAACGGCTTAACAAGGTTGCCTTAAAGGTTATCTCACAGGCTGTCAATCCTAATCCTTGCGAGCTTACGGAAATGGATTATGACGTACATATCGTTCATAGTCCTACGGATAACCTGCTTGTCAAGGCTGAATCGCTTGAAATCCTGTTAAGGTCTGGCATACATCCGTTAGTTGCAATTAAGGTTGTAGGCTTATGGGCTGATGCAGAGAAAACATTTATTCAGAGCAAGCCTTACTTGGATGCTTTATGGCATACAGTAGATGATGCGATAGATACCGAGATTGCTAAACAGGGCTTAAATGGTCAGGTTGCAAAGGCTAAACAGATTGTAGGTGATCTGAATGGCAACACGAATAATTGATGAACTGAAAATCATTAAAAGCGAGATAGATGAACTGTCCGTCAGGAAAATCATCATGGATTACTTTGATGATATGGGAATCCCGGAAGAAGAAATAATCAGGCGGACAAATGCAGCCACAGACCTTGAACGTGTGATCCGAAATTTGTTTTTGCTTTCACTTGCGGGAGAGGTTACAAGGGAAGAACTGATAAACAGGCTTATCTCGGAATACTCACAGATAGTTCTATCGTATGGCTACAGACCAAATTACGCACATATAGAGCGAGTAGCCGAGGATGTGATTGACCACACTTTAGAGAAGTTGGATGTTGAGTACATGACTTCCGAGGGACGGGCAATCAATATAGCCGAAAATGAGATCAACAATGTCGGTAACAATGACGAGTTTTTGGAGGCTAAAGAGGACGGAAAGACAACAAAGACATGGCATACGTTTAGGGATAACAAAGTAAGAGATTCCCACGTTGTCATGGATGAAGTAACAATCGGCATAGACGAGTTCTTTCAGGTAGGCGAAGCGGAAATGCTTTATCCGTTGGATGAAGAAAACGCTTATGACCATCCCGAAGAAACAAATAATTGCAGATGTTGGGTTACTTACGAATGATTTGACTAACCCTAAGAGGTTTTCAAATATATCAAGCAGCTATGCGATAAATAGCAGACCCGAAGCGGATGCGACCCGTGTAAAAAAAGCGTGGGAGGAAGGACAATAAAATGACCCGTGACCAGAGTAGACAGTTTCTTGAAAGTCTTGGTATTGAGAATGTGACAGATGAAATGATAACCAATCATTTGAATCAGGTCAACAATGCAGTTAAGTCTGAAAAAGACAGGGCTGAAAAATATCGTGCCGAGGCTGAGAAAGTCACAGAATTGCAGAAACAGCTTGACGAGATCAATTCAAAAGGCTTGT